GTTACATTTGCTTAAGACTAAGTTGGGTTGGAGTGAGCAGCAGGTGATTGAGCATACTGGTGAGATTCGTGCTGTGGTTAGTTCCAAGCCGATGAGTAAGGAAGAATTTGTACAAAAGTATCTAACGAAAGATGAGGATGTGTAGTATGTATACATAGGCCATTGGTTCTTTAGTGGTGGGCGTTTTTGCTGTTTCCTGCTCCGGTACATGATTTGCGGGTTTGCTGAAGATTAACAGCGGTAGGCGACCTGACAATGGCTTTTTTAGTTGGGGATTTGTGTGACTAGAGCGTTATTTCCCAAGCAAGATGTTTGTTATTATTACCGGTGCCCTGAGTGCGGGTATATTAGCGTGGTTGTTACGTCACGTAAGTGGGCTAGCTGCGGGTCTGGGCATTGCGGTAGGAAGTTTGTTGTTAAGGATAATTTGGTTAAGCAGGCTGATTACAATCGTGCGCATGACATAGAGGACTAGTTTATGAATAAGACACCTGAAGAGTTGGCGGAAAAGTACGCAAATTCAGTAGAAGCCTCCTGCTGCGGTACAAGCGACATCATAATAGAGGCTGAGAAATCATTCCTCGCTGGCTACCAAGCCGCAAAAGATGAGTATGAGGCTAAACTAAAAGAAGTCAGCACAAACTGGACGTTTTGCTGTGAAGATAAAGCAAGATTGTTACAAGAGATTGCTGTTGCTCAAATTATGCCAGTAACCATTTTCCCGACGTCAGGACAATGGATCAGCGTAAAGGATCGGCTGCCGGATAGTTGGGATGAATACCTTGTTAATATAAGAAACCATAGATGCGAGCTTGCTACATTTACCGATTTTATAAATTCTTGGTGTTTGACTGGTTCTGATGCGGCTGGATTAGAAGATGATATTACCCACTGGATGCCGCTGCCTAAACCATTAGAGGAATAATGAACGAGCAAGATAAGCAATTTTTAGCGTGTTTATGTGTTTGGCTGGACTGGAGCATTTATCAGTCGGTTCAAAGTGTGGACAGTGAGTATCCTGATGATAGATCGTTTGAAAAAATACGGCTTCAAGCTAAAGAATTAGTAGAACAGTTTAGCAAGCCACCAGAGGAATAATGGGCATAGAACACCGCATGAAAGATGAGTCAGAACAGACCCGCCGTTGCCCTTGGTGCAATCACATCAGTACCGTAAGCGTTGTGGATGGTAAAGATTTCTACTTTTACTGCCAGAATCCTACATGTAGTGTAGAGCGGATATACGGTGATAATGCGGTTATGACAGGTGGGTATGATTCAGCAGACCGAGAGATACTTTAAGTGCCCTGAGTGTGGTGCCGTCGCAGTGGTTGATGAGGACATTGAGCCAGGCGAGTTTGAGACGTGTCTCGAGTGCGATGAAGAGATAGACCCACGGACTAACCCGGCTATTTGGGAAGAGTTCTGGGCGTACTGTCAAAAGCTCAAACTTTAATAAAGACAAGACAGTATGGTGGTGCTAATGTGGCCCACATGATACTTGGATATCCTAGAGAGCACATATGGGAACGACTTTCTCGATACATTGTGCAAATTCCGTTTAGTGAATGTCATTTTTGGATTGGCGCATTAGGACGAAAAAACGGATACGGGTGTTTTAAGATTCGAGAAAAAGGTAATCGCAAAAACTGCAAGCAATATAAAGCTCATCGTCTTATTTACGAATTTACAAAAGGCGAGATTGGCAACAAACATGTCCTTCATAAATGCGATAACCCCTGTTGTGTAAATCCTGATCATTTGTTTTTAGGAACGCATCAAGACAATATGCAGGATATGACAAGAAAAGGTCGGATTTGGCATGGTTCTAAACATAAAGATGCAAAACTTACGCCGGAGCAAGTTTTAGAAATTCGCAAATTGTATGCAGAAGGCGGGCACACTACACGAAGTTTAGGCATAAAATATAACGTTGACGGCAAACACATACATAACATCGTGACCGGCAAAAAATGGAAAATAGTGAGTTAGATCAGAATGTTAATGTGGTATGGCGACCACAATCCGGTCCACAAGAAACCCTAGTACACTGCCCCATTACCCTTATAGGCTACGGCGGTGCCCGTGGTGGCGGTAAGACTGATGGGGTCTTAGGTAAGTTCGCTATCGTTCAAGAGCAGTTTGGCGTTGATTTTAACGCTATCTTCTTTCGTAAAGAGTTACCCCAGGCGGATGACTTAATCGAGCGAGCAAAGCAGATATACTTACCACTAAAAGCTCACTGGCAGGACCAAAAGAAGCAGTTTACGTTTCTTAATGGTGGAAGGTTACGGTTTAGGCCATTGTCTGATGATTCTGATGCTGAAAAGTATCAAGGGCAGAATCTTAGTCATTGTGCGGTAGAGGAGGCGGGTAACTACGCTGACCCTGCACCTATCTGGAAACTATTCGGAGCGTTACGAGGTAAGGGTGGTGGGCAAGTTATTCTTACCTTTAACCCAGGCGGTATAGGTCACGGATGGCTTAAAGAGCTGTTTATTAGACCATCGCCAAAAGGCATGAAGCTCTTGCGCAAAGACCTCCCTAACGGTGCTGGCTTTGATTACATTTATATCCCGTCCCGAGTACACGATAATCAAATACTGTTAGCTAAAGACCCAGAGTACATTAACCGATTGCACATGGTTGGCTCGCCAGAGCTGGTCAGAGCATGGCTAGAAGGAGACTTTGAGATCCATGAAGGTAGTTACTTTCCTGAGTTCAGTAGCAAGCATATCGTTAGTCCTTTTAACGTGCCTAAACATTGGCCTCGCTATCTTGGTTATGATTGGGGTTTTCGTAGTCCTTTTGCCGCTGTATGGGGTGCTGTTAGTTCTGGCAGGGATGACTCCGGTAACGAAGTCCCATACCCCAAAGGAAGCATCGTTATTTATAGAGAATTGTGGGGCAAAGGAGTCGATAACGTTGAACAGGCAAATAGAATTGCTTCTCTCTCCGTCGGAGAAAATCCACTAGGCTATGCTGACCCGTCTATTTTCAAACATGATGGTGGACCAAGCATTAACGACCAACTTACCCAAGTTTTTGGAAAGTATAAGCACCCACCGTTTAGAGCGGCTGACAATGATAGGTTGTCGGGTTGGTCACAGATCAGACAAAGGTTGGTTAATAAGCCACCGTTGCTGTATATTTTTGCTACATGTCCGTATCTCATCCAAACTCTTCCCGCTTTGGCAATCGACAAACGGAAGCCAGAGGATGCCGACAGTGCAGGCGATGACCATTGCATGGATGCTTTGCGCTATATGTGTAAGGCAAGATTGGTTGACAGCAAGTGGGAACAACCTGCGGAAGTCTTCAACAAAGGTGTTATTAAGTTACAAGCGTATATTGCGCAAATGCGGCAGCAAGCTAGTAGGCCAAAAATATGAGTGATGAATCAGTTATCAAGCGTTTCTCCGGTGCCTATTGGAAGAGTCAGATTAACCTCGCTTTAGAGCGCCGAAAGACCTTTATTACTGCGGCTGAAGAGTCTATCCGTGTTTATAACGCTCAAAAAGATGTTGGTATCATGCGTGATACCGAGCGCCGTTTGAACGTGTGGTGGTATTGCGTCAACACTCTTTTACCAGCTTATTACTCCTCCACACCCAAAGCTGAAGTAACACTACGCAAACGCTCAGGCGGCACCTTGCATGAGGCTTCCGCTGTTATCTTAGAGCGAAACATCCAGTACCAGATGGATATGGAGTTTAACTTTGATCAGGTTGGCTACACGGCAGCTCTGCAATTTTTGCTTACCGGCCAAGCTGTTTTGTGGGCAAGATATGCTTTTGAGTCAGAAGTGCAAAAGCAAGAGATGGTCCTGTTTCAAAATCCAGACGGCACTCTCGTTGATTCTGACAATGAAACCTACGAAGGACCTACTGATATCCTTACCGCTGGTCCTGGTAACACTTTGATCGTTCCGATGGATATTGAGGTTAAAGAGGATGAGCGAGCAATCTTAGAGACGGTTCAATACAATGACTACATTTGTTCTGATGCTCGTAACGAGTCAGAAGTAGAATGGCGTGGGCGTAGGGCTTACCTGAATCGTAGCCAAGCAGTAGAGCTTTTTGGAGAAGATGTAGGTAACAAGCTAAAGTTTGACAGCTTCCCAGAGGCTATAAAGAAAGACTTTAATCGTGACAGAGGGAAGTACGAGGGCAAGGCAGAGGTTTACGAGATTTGGTGTTACGAGTCTGGGCAAGTTTATTGGATTCAAATGACTGGCGAGAAGTCGCTACTTATGGAATCAGAGCCACCTATAGAGTTTGAGAAGTTCTATCCTTGTGTTGTTATCGCTCAAAGCCAAGACCCAGACTCGGTTATTCCAGTATCAGACTACTCTCACGTTAAAGACCAGATTCTTGAAATTGAGAGAATGACTACCCGTATTCATGCGGTTACTCAGGCTATCAGAACAAACGCAACTTACGATTCCGCTATCGGTAGCCAGATCGAACAGCTAATGATTGGTGACTTAAAGATGGTGCCGACGATTAACTGGCCGTCTTATAAGGCTCGTGGTGGATTGCAAAACAGCATTGAGTTCATGCCTATTGCACCGTTCGTAGAGGCGCTTGGAACATTACAGGCCGCTCGTCAAACAGCTTTGTCACAGCTTTATGAAACACTCAAAGTATCCGATTTACTACGTGGCACCAGTGCCGAGTACAAAACAGCAACTGCAAACAGACTCGAAAACGCTTGGTCCTCGCTCGGTCTTATCGTTCGTCAGAACATGTTTACTAAGTTCATTTCTGACGGTATCGGAAATCTTGGCGTCATCGTTACTACGATGTTTGAAAAGAACAAGATAATGAATGTAGCTGATGCGCCACAGGTATTACTACCGTTGGTGCCAGCAACACCGCCAGCTCCTCCGCTAGATCCAAATCTCCCGCCAGAAATGCAGCCTTTGCCACCACCACCAATTGATCCAAACATGATGGTAGCGGCAATGGAAGAACAAATCATGGCACTGTATCGTGATGACGATCAGTTTAATTACCGCATCCAGATTGCGTCTGACAGCATGGTGGCAATTGACCAAGCTCAAGACCAGGCAGAAGGCGCACAGCTTATGTCTACGTGCGGCGAGTTTTTCAATCAGATGAAAGCTCTGATTGAGCAGTACCCACCTCTACTAGAGTTTTCTATTCAGTTGTTCCAGAACGTCATTAAACGATTTAAGGGAGGCAAAGAGCTGGATGGCATCTTTACGAAAGCTCTTAAACAAGTTGGTGAAATCTCTGCGGCTAGAGAGGAGGCAGCTAAGCAACCGCCTCCACCGGACCCTAAGACGATTGAGATACAAGGCAGAATGCAAATTGCGCAAATTGAAGCACAAGCTAGGCTGCAAGCTGCGCAAATGGAAATGACTGATGCCCATGACAAGAACATGATTAGTTATCAAGAATCTCAGTTAAAGATGCAACGTGATCAAGTTGAGTCTCAATTGAAGATTCAAGCGCAGCAATTCAATGAGTATGTGAAGCAGCAAGAACTTGGGTTGGGTCAACAGGAATTGCAAATCAAGTCTAATGCCGTTCAAGTTGACATGCTTAAAGTTCAAGCTATGTCGCAATCGGATGCAAATAAGCAAGCGATTCAACAAGAGACTAATCGCATGTCTCAAATACTTGAGATTCAGAAACTTGAGTTAGAGAATATGCGAGTGCGTTTAGCTGAATCTGAGAAGTTGATGGAAGAGCGCAGACTTCAAAACGAGCAGCAGCTTGACCAAGTCCGAATGACAATGCAGACGTTTCAGACGCCAATGAAAACGGAATCGCAGCCAGTTGTTATTAACAACATCATCCCAAAGCCAAGTATAAGTTAGGTGCAATTCTTCGTAAAAAGTTGTATGAAAACATAAAGCCAGACGAGGTACAGGGTTTAGAGCGCACCAAGCGCATTAAGCTGCTGTTGTTAGCCCTGGTGATGGATGACTAATGAGCAAATACAAACTGTTTCAATACTGTCCTATACAGCAAAAAGTTGTTCCGATTGATGAAGTTCAAAAAGAACGCTTTTGTCGGGATCTCTTTATTCAAGATGAGATGCCACCGACACGAAATCCGCTTAATCCTAAAGAAATATATACAAGCAAATCAAAGCTCCGATCCGCTTATCGTGCGGCTGGCGCTGTAGAAGTCGGTGATGCTTACGACCGTGGGTATGTTCCTGAGAAGGAAACGCAACGGTCTGAAAAGCAATTAGTCGATAAAATGATGCGTAATTTACGGGAAAGATATGGCCGATAACACACAAGACATTGACGCTACAGAAGTACAGTCAGACCGCTCCGCTCAAGAACGCTTGAGTATTCGTGATGCTTTGCAACAACAATTTGACCAGCCAAAACAAGCCGAGAACGAAATTGAGGCCGAAACAGAAGCACAAGAGAAAGACCAAAATGTTAGTGACAGCGTTCCAAATACAGCTGAGACAGAGGTAAAGCCTGGTCTGCTCCCACCAGCAGATATGCGTAAAGAGGAAAAAGAAGCATTCCTCAATCCAACGGCTGAAAATGCCCATATTTTGCAATCCTATTTGAATCGGCGAGCGTATGAAACTCGGTCAGATTATAGCCGTAAAATGGCCGAAGTTGAGGAGTTACGCAAAAACACATCGTCAGTATACGACACTATCAAGCAATATGAAGAAGATTATGCAAAACAAGGTATTAGCCTCGGAGACATAGCCAAGCGGTCAATTGCTTGGGATCGAGCCATGCAAACTAATCCTGTAGAGACTGCCCGCGAATGGCTGGAGTCTTATGGGTTGTCTTTAGAGGAACTTAATAACTTTCAATCACAGACCCCTCAAGCTCCCCAAAACTACCTCACACGGGCAGATGCCGAACAGATTGCAGAGCAACGGATGCAAGCGTTGATGCAACAGCAAGAGCAAAAAGCCGTTGAGTATTATAATCAGAAGGTCGTAGAATCCTTCATGAATAGTAAACCCGTATTTCGGGATCCAGAAACAGCTGCTCAAATTGAGGCTGATATGGCTCCGGTAGTACAGGCATTAACGGGAACTGGACGCTACAGCTCTCCAGAAGAAATCCTTGATACTGCCTATAACTACGTCATTAACGGGAATGCGGCTTATTCCAGTCTAGTTTCTAAGATGACTGCTAAGCCCATAATTCAAGAACAAAAGGCAGCGGTCCAAAAGGCCAAGGCTGCGTCAAAGTCAATATCTGGCTCCGCTGGTTCAGGGACTCCCAGGGTACAAACAAAAGACATACGGGATAATCTGCGTCGGCGTCTCTCAGGTGGAGACTAGGCCATAGAGGTTATCCCGAAATTTATAAGGGATAATTAAAATGGCAAATTTAGAGGAAGCAGTAGTAGCGACCTTGTTTGATCAATCAGATGCAATAGCAGATGAGATTCTTCATCATAATCCGCTTTTGGCTTCGCTTGATGAGCAAGGTCTTATTCGTAAATTCTCCGGTGGGTATGAGCTTCGTAAGCCAGTCATGTACAATGATTCGGCTGTAGGTGGCTTCTACGCTGGATTCTCATCTTTTAACCTTGATTCAATCGATGATGCTACTGCATTTCGATTCGCTATCAAGCAGGTGTATGAGCCTGTAGCAATCTCAGGGCGTGATCGTCGTGCTAACCGTGACGAGGCTATGCTTCTCGACCTTGCTGAAATGAAGATGAAAGCAGCAATCGCTCGTCTTAAGAATACCGTTTCTACCTCGCTTCGTGGCGATGGAACAGGAAGCGGAGGACTTGAGTTTGATGGTATCAAGAAGGCAGTTTCGACTTCACCTTCGTCTGGTACTTATGGAACGATTGACCGTAGTACAAACACTTTTGCACGTAACCTTGCAGTAAACGTAACGTTGACTGCGGCAAACGTACAAGAGCAGATCACGGATGCAATCAGCCAGATTACTCGAGGTGATGAGCAACCTGACCTTGGACTTATGGATCGTACTGCTTGGAAATTCCTCCATAGTTCATTGACAGCAATTCAGCGTATTCAGCTTCCCGTAAAGAAAGCTGTAGCTGGATTCCGTGTTCTTCAGTATGACGGATGTGATTTCGTATTCGATGGTGGATACGGATCCTCTGTACTTGAGACAAACAGTTGCCGACTTCTCAACACCAAGTATTGGTCGTTTGATGTAGTTCGTGGCGCAGATTTCAAGCCGCTTGCTCCAGAGATGGCACGTCCTGTTGACCAGGATGCGTTCTTCACTGTGATCATTGTAGAGGGTAACCTCTGCTGTGCTGCTCCTGCGCTTCAGGCTGTTATTTACGCTTAATTAGTAGGAGGAACATAAAATGGCACGTTCAGGATCTTTTGGAGTTAATTACAAAAAGTCATTTGGAACAGATCCATCAATCGTTGAAGCAAAACTTGGCGATCTTGGAACTGATACAGATGGCGAGTGGATGTATGTTAAAGCAAGTGCTGCTGTTGCTCAGTACGCATTTGTTTTGATCACAGACACATTTACCGCAGCAGAAACTTCTGGAGCTTCAACTATTGTTCAGCACGTTGGTGTTGCTCAAAATGCTCTTGCAACTAATGAGTTTGCATGGGTATGGATCGGTGGTCCTGCTGGTGGCGGAGTTGGTAAAGGAATCAAGGGTAAGATTGCAGCATCGTATGTTGCTAATACTCCTCTTCTTACAACTGCTGCTGCTGGTGTAGCTGATGATGCTGGTTCGACGACAATCAAAAACGTATCTGCAACTACTGCTACAGTAGGGGCAGCAAGCGTGGAATTGAAGTCGACTGGTTACTTAACCCTCAACTAATTAAAAGCGGCTGGCTTGTATAGCAGCCGCAATTTAAGGAGAATATATGTCACTTCTTACAGATTTGATTGGTTTGGGATTACCGCCAGAGCAGGCCAATGTTCTTAATTCGGGGACATTGTCTTCTGCTACGGCATTCTCATCATCTGGATCTCTTACGGCAGCCGGAACTACTGTTGCTGATGCTCTTGCGCTTACCTCGTTTGTAAACTTGGTTGGAACGGCAGCAGCAAGCACCGGTGTTAAGCTCCCAATAGATTGTCCGATTGGTCAGGTTGTTTATATTGCGAATAATGGAGCTAACAGCATAAAGGTTTATGCTCAAAGTTCTCAAACACTCAATACAACCATCGCCGGCGCTACTGGAACCACGGTAACTACTGCACAAGCTCTTCAGTGTATTCGTCAGTCGAGTACAAACTGGATTGCTATGCTTCACACTAAGGCAACTTAGTTTTATGGGGAGGCTTGTATAGCTCCCCACATTTTATTAGGTGATTTATGCCAGATTTTACACCCTCTAATCCTAGTGCATTATTTTCCGCTCGAAGATTAGTTGCAGTTACTCCATCCGATACAACAGATTTAACAAACTGTCGTGCATTATGGATTGGTGGAGCAGGTACGGTAAGTCTTAAATGTGTTGATGATACTGCTGCAGTATCATTAACTGTACCAGCCGGAACGCTTCTTCCAGTATTTGCATCACGAGTTATGGCAGCTACAACGGCAACTTTAATTGTTGCATTGTATTAAAATGATAATCGGAATAAGTAACATTTCTGTTTGTCAAGCTGGGAAAAAAGGACCATCTTTTGTTCCAACAGATATTTCTAATTTAGCATATTGGTATAGTGCTGATAGCGGAATAACAAAGGATGGTTCTAACCTTGTTAGTCAATGGAACGATAGAAGTGGAAACGCCAGAAATGTTACGCAAGCAACAGCAGGAAACAAGCCTGTCCATACTAATAATCAAGTAAATGGGCTACCTGCTGTAGTATTTGATGGAGCAAACGACTTTATGTCGTTTGGTTCCTCTATTTTTACAAACTCAAGCAATATAACTCTTTTTGCTGTTGCTAAAGTAACTACCGCAACTCAATACGCTACTCTATTTTCTCAATATCTTAGTGGTGCGCTAAGTGGGGCGGCTTTTCAAGTTTGCAACAATTCTGGGGCATTAAAAATGCAAACCGACGTTTCGCTCCCAAAGGGAATGTACGGGTCTACAACAATTCCACTTTCTACATACAAGTGTTTTACTTATAGAGTTGCTCCTTGGTCAAACGTCACGACAAACACAGAATTGTGGCTAAATGGCGTTGCAGAGACGGAAACAAGCTATGGAGGAGCTGGAAGTCCAGCATTAGCGGCAGGGAATGTTTATGTGGGAGCATTTGGAGGTGGAGGACCAACCGTAACTCTTAATGGCGGAATTGCGGAAATTGTGATTTATAATGCTAATTTAAGTGACTTAGACCGAAGTAGGGTCGAATCATACTTAATAGCAAAATATGCACTTTAGGAGAATTATGCCGCAGATAGACTGGAATACGATTATGAATGGACAGTCACAGCAGAAAAAGCGTTTTGCTGGTGCCAACGTAAAGTTTTTTAACGCTTATAACGAGAACAAAGAAAAGTCATTGAAAGAGGGACGACCTATCTTTGATGAAATTCCTTCTATTTCTATTCAATGGCCTGGTGGTGACGAAACTGTGCGTCGCATAGAACCACAAGATATTCAAGAATATCCAGAGCTATATAAAGCATTTTCTATTGGCAACGAACCAATTGAAAGCGGAACACCACTTGTAGAGTGGCCGCCTATTAGTGGCTCTGCGGTCCGAGAACTTCAGTATATTGGATTCAAGACAGTCGAGCAGTTGGCAGAGGCAAATGACAGCCTTAGGGCAAAACTTGGCCCACTGTTTCGATTTGTAAAGATGGCAAAAGATTGGTTGGATGCTGCAAACTCGTCACAAAATGACGTTGTTGGGCTTCGGCAATTACTTGAGCGAGAGCAGAAGCGTACTGCAAAACTTGAGAACCAACTAGAGCTACTCATGCAGAGAGTTGAGGCCAATGAAGGCACTGATTTGCGTGGTGTAAGAAAGGAGGTGATCCGAGAATCTGAGGTCGAAGATGAGGCCGCTGATGAATCTGTTGAGGATGCACCAAAGCGTAGAGGTAGACCGAAAAAAGTATGAGTTTAGCAACAATTGTTCAAAACGTAGCAGACGAGTGCGGCTATACAGTCGAGTCAAACGTAGCTACTTCTTCTGAAACTACTACAAAACAATTGTTGGCGATTACGCAGCGTATTAACAGAGACATGTTCGAGGCTTATCCTTGGCCTAAATGTTATGCGTCTGGAAGTATTACGTTGGTCGGAGGGCAAGCAAACTATGCGTTGCCCTCCGCTTTTTCTTGGTATCAATACGAAACGTTTTGGAATAGCAGCACACGTTGGCGAATTCTTGGTCCGATGAGTGAGCAGGAATATGGCGAAATCAGAGGATTTGGACTCAACACCACGGTCTATCAAAGAATGCAAATCCGTGGCATTTCAAATACTGAACTACTTATTAGTCCGACTCCTGGAGCTAATAACAATGGTAACATTATTGTATTTGAGTATATCGCTGATAGAAGCGTTAAGCCAAAAACTTGGACTACCAGCACACTTTTCACAACTAATTCCTATTGTTTCTACAACGGCAACTATTACTTTACGACCGCTGGAGGAACCACAGGAGCTACGCCACCAACTCATACGACCGGATCAGTTTCAGATGGCGGTGTAACTTGGGCTTATTATAACGGTGCCTATAGTACGTTTTTAGCAGATACGGATGTAAGCGTATTTAACGAGAAGTTAGTTGAGCAAGGAGTGCTTGAGCGCTTTGCTGAGATACATGGCTTGACAAGTATTCAACCAAAGTTTCTGACGCAATTACATGAAGAGTACAGTCGAGATAACCCTGGCAAAATTATATATGCTGGTGGTCATACTCGTGCTGAACTTTTTGCTAGAAGTGGAACCGCTGTATTTGGAACGTGGATATAATGGCTATTGCAGGACCAACAACATTTAAGAGCGATCCAGAGCTTACCTATAAAGACCCGAATGCGTACATTGCCTACCTACGCACACAAGGACTGCCACCACAACAGGTGTATCAAATGGTGACACAGCGATTTGGTATGCCCAAGACTCCACAAGAGCAAGCAAAGGATAGGGCTTCTCAAGCTCAAACGGCTGGTCTTGCTCAAACTGGTGGAGCATTAGCAGGAACAATTGGCGCTGGATATCTTACAAGTCAACTTCTAGGTAGTGGCACAAGTGCCATTGCGCCAACTGTGTTGGGCACTACTGGTGCTGGAGCAACTGGTGCAGCGGGTGCTGGAACTGTCGCTACCCCAACATTATTAAGTGCAACCACTACTGGTAGCCCTGCTGCCCTTGGTGCTCTGCCAATCGCAGGGATCGCCGCTGCTGGAGCTATTGGCCTGAACCAATTATGGGAAGGCGGCATGAAGGATATTGTGCGTGGAAGAGGCACTAGAGAAGATTATATAAATACTGGTCTTGCTGTTGGAACAGGCGGTTTAGGCGGCCTACCAAATCTTGCTTTGCGTTTGATGGGCAAACGATCCATTGGCAAGATGATGACTACCGGCAAATCAGATGCACAACTGATGCGTGATGATTTCCGTGGAGTGCTAAAAGAAACAGGCGTTGCTGATAAAAATTACCAAGTTAGTCTTGCCGATGGCTCAAAGTTTAACATCGGACTTGATGGCAAAACTCGTTACACAAACGTTGGCGAAAACATTGATGGAAAAACAACACGACAAGCGTGGGATGTTGATTTCAGCAATCCGCTTGCCAAGTTTGCTACAAATCAAATCGATCCAATGATCCGCAACATTTACGCAGAAGCGCCAAAAAGTGTTAAGCCCGAGCAGTACACTGGAATGCTTGTAAACGCTGCTACGTCAAATGCCAAATCAGAGCAAGACGTATTGAACAACATACAAGCTATGCTTGGTAAATCCACTTTTGCTAAGCAGGCTGGTGTTGGCGTACAGGGTCCAATAGCGCCAGTACAACGGCCACCAAAGGGACAAGTAGTCCGAGTCTCGCCTGGCATGTACATGAATGATAAAGGACGTGTGGGGCCAGCTAAGACGGTTAGAGAGTCACTAAGTGCAAATTACAAAGCAGGGAAAGGAAAGTAATATGGCTAAAGGCGCAATGACAAAAAGTCCTAAAACTGGTGGCAGAGTGTATGCCGGTGGTTCTCCAAACTTTGATGAGCGTACTGGAAAATATACGTCACCACCACCATCGGCTATGCGTGTAAGCCCTGGTGTTTATCGTGCTCCATCGGGTCAGCTTGTACGAAGTTTGCAACAGCCAATGGCGCAACCTTCACAACGTCCTTCTGCAACTTTGCCGCAAGCAAGACCACAGATGGCACCGCCTTTGACACAAAGCCAAGTTGGACAAGTACCACCTGGATTTGAAAACTCTATGCGTGATGCAATGGCTGGGGCAGCTCAAGGTGCTTTTATGCCAAAAGGTCCGGCATCTTTGGATATGCAAAAGCCTTGGATGTATCAGAATCCAATTAACATTCGTGCGCCGTATCAAAATCAAAGTATGCCTCAACAGCAACAACTTGATTTAAGTCAAATATCAAATATGTCTGGCGAGCAGATCCAGCAGTACATAAATCAATTGCAACAAGCGCAGCAAGCACAGCAGATGCAACCAGCACCGCAGTTTAATCCGTCAATGTATCAGAGCCGGCAAGGATAATAATGGCTTTTGAAGGTTATACAATGTCACCACCCTACGGTGGGTTGGATCTAGTAAGTCCAATAGACAACATGGATCCAGCTTATGCACTGGAACTTGTAAACGTATTTCCTGGTGCTGGTGCGCCTACAGTACGCCTTGGGTACACGCAATTTGCAAATACATTATCATCAGCAGCAATTAAGTTTGCTCAGTCTTTGAATTTAGCCAATGGAAGTAGCCAACTAATTGTGGGCACAGCTTCTAAGCTTTATTCGATTAATTCTTCTGGCACTGTATCAGATATTACGGGAGCTGCTGTTATTACCAGCGGTGATTGGCAGTCTGTTACATACGCAAACAATCTGTATTTGTGCAACGGTGTAGACACTCCACTTGTCTATACTGGCGTTGGCAATGTCAGTGCAATTACATTCACAGGTCCAACACTAACTACATTGATAAACGTTACAGCTCACAAAGAACGATTATACTTTGTGCAGGCTGCTAGTTCTAAGGTTTGGTATGGTGGATTACAGGTCACTGGCACAGCAGGCACCCCATCTCTTACATCATTTGATTTTCAGTATGTATTTAATCGTGGTGGTTTTCTCGTTGGTATTGGTAGTTTTAGCCAAACTAACAACGTAGCAGCACAAGATTACTTTTACGCTTGTAGCTCAGAAGGCGAGGTAGTTTTTTATAGCGGTAACTATGCCGGCGACCCTTCTACCTGGGGTCTTAC